GTTCCTGAGTTCTCCATAGCATGAAATACTCTTGGGTCTTGGCATAAAATAGAAACAGAAGCTACTTTCATTCCTAGATCATTTAATACTTTAGATAGTTTAATTCTTTCGCAGTTTTCATCTCTTGAGTAACTACCACCAGATATACCAACTCCAAATGTAGATACTCCACCTGAATAACCAACTACACATAAGTCTTGAGAATAAGCTGACATAGAAGGTGCAGTAGCCATAGAAGCAACTCTTGTATCTCCTGAGTATGCGTTGTTAGTAGAATTTGTTGTAGTGTTTACAGAAGAACCAGATTCATAAGTTGAACTTGAAGATGAAGTATAACCACCAGCTATTGAAGTATTAGAACCTGAAGTATTGTTTTGTGTAGTCTGAGAACTAGCTGAGAAGCTAAGAGTTAGAATGAATCCTATAAATAGGTATATGATATGTTTTGGCATAATATTTATGCCTTCCAACTATAAGTTGTTTATCAAATACCTATCTAAAGATAAAGTTATTTTTTATAGAATTTTTCTACTGAATCTGCGTAGTTCTTCCAAAAGCTTTTAGCATCTTCAAAAGCATCTGCGTAGAACTTAGTAAAATAGTTCTTAAAGTCTGAATAGTTTAGCATTGTTATCTCCGTTTGTTATTGCCAACATATAATGTTGCAACATACGAAGTTCAAGACTACTTGATGTTTAAATGTATTTTAATTGATTCTATAAAGTCGTTAATAGCTAGTTCGTATTTCCAACCTAGAAACACTCCAATTATTAAACCTATTATTAATGTAATCATTCAACCTTATTAAAGTATTCTATACATTCTGCAATAGTTTGTTGTCTAATATATTCATCTCTTATTTCTTGAGATGTAGGTTGTGGCAAAGGAGAATCCCATCTATCTATAATAAAATGACCAGCAGAAGTTAAATCAAAACTAGCATTTGGTGCTAAAGATTTCATTACTGTATTAATACCCCAAGCAAAACCATTTTCGTTAGTGTATGCTTTAATAGTTTCTTCTAAAGATAGTTTAGGCATTACAAAATAAGTTCAGTTAATGATTTATTATTACCAACTGTTCCTTTAATAAATACGTTAAAAGCTAAACTTATTCTAGTGTTATCTCCTTGTTTGGTTTCCACCATGTGAGTTAATGAAGAAGGAAATAGTATTATATCTCCAGTCTTAACTGCAAACCACCAAGTTTCTGAATTCCAAATATTCCAATCTTTTACTTCTGGTTTAATAGTTTGATATTTTTCTTTATAAAATTTTATCTTATCAAATTCTTCATTACAATTAATATAGAATACTCCTGATACCAATGAGTTTGGGTGTTGGTGTTTATGATGATATTGATTTGTTTCTGTATAGTTTAACCAAGATTGAGTAATATAAGGTGTAATGTTATTGCTTGGCGAGATCACTTTATAAAAATAATCTTTTATTCTTAAATCCAACTCATCTTTTAGAGTTTTAAATGATTTTTGATTAAGAATGTAATTATCATTAGATGTAGTGTTTCCTTCGTTATTATGAGTATCTAATTTAGTTTTATCAATAAATGATAATTCTTTATTTGTAAGTTCTCTGTTTAATTTAGATATATAAATAGGTGTTGGGAATATTCCATTAATACTTGATTCCATTTTCCTTCCTTTCGTTTTTAATTATTATTTTGTTTTTATCTCCCAATTTATAATAGATTCATTCCAAGAATAATAATGATTTTCTTCTAATTCTTCATTAGGCATAGGAATTGGTGCTTCCCATAAACAAGTAGATTCATTTAAAATCCAACTAGGTAAATTTGGTTTAGGTGGAATAAAAGCATTTCTATCTTCGTCATAAGTATAACCTATTCCTGCATGATTTTTTCTTAAAGGTGTTCCATTATTATTATGAACTCCACCATGAGTATTGTATGATGTTTGTTTCCATAAAGGATAACCTGTTAATTTTGTTAAGAAATCAATACCATTAACTTCTTGTTCAACTCCATTAGAATCTTTTAATACGTTATTATGTACTGAAAGAACTTCTATTACTTTTGAATTTAATCCTATTTTTGCGAATGATGCCATTATGTAGTGTAACTCCCCGAACCAGTAAATGTTAAAATTGTATTACTACCAGATGTTGTAACTGTTGGAGAACCTGTAGATGTCGCTGAATATTTAGCAGTTGGTAAACTTAATATAACAACTCCTTTTCCTCCAGCCGCACCTCTAGCACCTGTTCCACCACTAGGCGCACCCCAACCACCTCCACCACCACCGCCTCCAGTATTAGCTGTTCCTGCTGTTGCATCTCCACCACCTCCACCTCCAGTTGGTACTGAACCAGCTCCTCCGCCTCCAGTTCCACCAGCTCCTCCAAATTTTCCAGCAGGAGCATAACCTCCACCACCACCACCACCTGCTCTTGTTACTGAAGAACCTGTTATAGAAGAAGCTGTACCTGCACCTCCATCACCACTTGAAGTACCACCAGCAGTTCCTGATGCTGTCGCACCTCCACCTCCACCTGATCTACCTGAAGCACCTCCACCTCCATTATTTCCTTGACTTGGTGATGTACTAGGAGTGTTACCAGTCCCACCTGATGTTGTAGATTCGCTTCCTCCACCACCTCCTGAACCTCCATTTATACCATTTGTTTTATCACGACCACCACCTCCTCCTCCAGCACTTGTAATTGTTGTTAAACCTGAACCAGATATTGATGAGTTTGAACCGCTTGTACCATTATTATATTGAGTGCTACCAGCACCACCATCTCCTACTGTTACTGTAATTACTGTTCCTTGTGCTATTGATGTTTGTGTTGATGTTCTATATCCTCCAGCACCACCACCACCACCAGATTCATCATTTGCACCATCAAAAAATCTATCCCCACCCCCACCACCACCAGCTACGACTAAAAAATCTATATCTACTACTTGTGGTGTTTCATTTGTTACATCATCATCAACTGTTGGAATCCAACCTTGTGTTGCACCAGAATAAATTAATGTAACTGATTGACCAGATGTATTGTAAATAGGATTTGGAGAAGTATAACCTTGAAAATTTAAAGAATTTTGATTTATTGTAACTGCATTAGTTCCCCATTTTCTAGCATAGTCAGCTAAAATAATTGTATCACCATTAGTAGCAGAAGCAGGTAATGTTACAGTACAAGCATTTGAAGTTGTGTTAATCCAATATCCTCTACCAGCAACAGCACTTAATGTTGAAGCTGTAACAATAGATTGCCAAGCTGTACCACCAACTGTTGCAAAAGATAATACACCAGAACCATTAGTTACTAACACTTGTCCAGCAGTTCCGTCAGTAGCAGGAAGTGTAAAAGTTAAATCAGCAGATAAAGAAGTTGGTGCTGATAAAGAAACATAGTTAGTTCCATTAGCTGTTGCTTCTCTAAAACGAATCTCTTTGTCATTATCTATAATTAAATTTACTGTTGATGTAGTTGCTGAATCTGAAAGTGTTAAAACTGTTCCTGTTGCAGTTGTAGATAGTCCAGTAATTGATACTGTTGAGTCTAACCAGTTTACTGTGTTAGCTGTATGGTCAATAGTTGCTAAAGATATATCATCAGCACCATCATAATATTTTAAAGTTGGAGAAGTTGCAGTTGTTGTATCTAACCAAAGCTGACCAGCTACTGCACCTGTTGGTCTTGATGTTCCTGAATTTGTTGTTTGTACTGCTGATAGTGCGTTGTTAAGATCAGATCTAAAAGAACTGAATCCTTGATTTGCTATGTTATAATCGTGTTGTGCCATATTCTATCTAATATCCTTTAGCTAAGTAATCAAAAGTTTTGCTAACTCCTGAACTTGCACTATTTTTAAATGCAACATTAAAACCATTAACAGTTTTACTTGAAATTGTAAAGAAGTCTCCTGTGTTCATACCTTGTGCTGTTATTCCTACTGCATAATTTGAAGAATAAAAAGGATAAGTAAAAGTTACTGCATAAGTTCCTGTTCCTGAAACAATATCATTTCCACTAAATATTCTATCTTCCATATCTAATGTAACTGATAAAGCTGATACAACTGGAGTAGAAGATAAATC